TGACTCATATAGATCTGTCTCATATTGATCCGCGAATTCGATACCATTAGCGTAAATTCTGTGGTCTTCTGTTACGAGATTACATACCACTTCAGTCAATAGAGGAATACGATGACCTAAACGCGCGTTTTCAACACGTATCCATTTACCGTCTTCTTTTACCGCGTGTTTGCCGGTAACAAGGACACCGTTGTACCAGTAAAACTCTCGTGCTACGGCGCGAGTTGTAGCTAAAACCTTCCCGCCCTTGGTGATGTCTCCCACTCCAATTCTGCAGATGGGCAGCTGGGAGCCATTGTCCATTGTTACCAAGGTGTCGGGATGGAAACAGAAGATACTGGTTACTGTATTAACCGCAGACGTGATAGCTGCGCCTGCGCCTTTTGCTGCATTGACAACACCAGCCGGCCCTAGCGTGCTATTTAATAGTTGGGCGGTGTTCTTTAATGTGGGGTTCGAAATCACATCTTTAGCACTATTGTAAGCTCCTAATCCATACCCAGCTCCTGCGGCAGCTGTCCCGGCTACGGTTGGTGCTAATAATGTCGCTGCTCCTACGCCTGTTGATACCTTTTGAGCTTTCTGAGCCGCCAATTGCGCGTGAGTTTCATCAGCGCCTGATTGTAGGGCATCTACATAGGCTTGGGCCGACGCAAGTTCATCAGATTTAGCTTGTTGAGCTGTGTTTAAAGCTGTTTGATAATCAAATGCGTTAGCGTTCGTTGGTGCTGTGCCTGCTTGTACAGCGGCTGCAGGATTAATGGCCATGGTAGGCGTGCCTAGATCTAAACCGCCAAGAAGCGATTGAAATGCGGCCGCCTTATCATAATCGGCCTTCGTAGCTACATTCCCCGCGTTTAAAATAGTGTTAGGATCGTTTTGGCTTAAGAAATTATTCAAGTCAATGTTCGTTGTGCCAGTTGTAGCTCCAAATTGGCCTTGATTAGATAGAACGTCTTGTGGTGTAGCTGCTGCTTTTTGGGCTGCAGAAAGTGAATTCCATTGATCCCGTGTCACACCTAGAGCTTGCAACGTAGAATCGCTAGGTGTACCCGCCGCTAGTTCAGACTTAACCTGTGCATTCTGGGCCGCTAGTTTCTGTTGAGCGGTTGTTAACTCGTTGCCCACAGAAGTATTAAGCCCAGTTATCTGAGATTTTAAGGCGTCTGTAGCTGTTTGTTTAGCTGCTGTTGCCTGTGCTTGTTTATCAGCTATAGCTTTATTTTGATCTGCAGCCCCACTTTGGAGGCCGGTTAACAAATTTTGGAACGGTTTATAAGCGTCTTGTACCGACGCCAATGCAGTAGGACTCTTGGAAAGGATAGCGCTATTTAGAGCTGTTACTCCAGTCGTAGGTTTTGCTTCATTTTGAGATAATAGGTTTTCTCTGCCGGCTTGGGTCTGCACAGCATCTTGACCTTGAGAGATTGATTTATTTATAGCCGCCTGTTGGTTAGCGTAATCGCTTGTGCCTTCCGCAGAAGTAGGACCACTATAAGACGCCTTTAGTAAGTTTTGGAACGACGCCACGTTGTTTGAATCGCCTGTAAATGATGTTGGATTAGCTGATTCTTGCGCTATAATGTCATTAGATTTAGAATAGTCTGGCTGAGCAGATACTTGACTACCTATGCTTGATAAGACCGCCTTATTTTGATCTTGTAACCCTTGATATTCATTCCCAATGCCGGCCGTCAGTTTTCCGGCTAATGGTTCTGCTTGGCCCATGTTAGCGCTTAGGTATTGACCCATCGATCCAAATTGACCGCCTGCCGATGCTGGGCCTGTGCTAGTCGAAGTGGCTGCGCCGCCGGATGGAACCGCCGCTGAAGGAGCTAGGCGTACAGCTCCGCCGCCTGCGCCACTAGGAGACACGGTTCCTTGAGAACCTTGCGGTTGATTCTGCTTATTCTCCTCATCATCGTTCATGTTGGATACGAATGGCATTTTCTTTCTCCTAGTTTGTAATCGGGGCCCATCGTACTTCTAAAGTAATGCTGTACGGCACGCCAGTGGTTAAACCGCAGATACCCAAAACGTTAAATGTTCCATTAGCAAAATCCCAACTTACGAATGGGGCTGTTGTAAAAACAAGACTTGAGTTATCAGTGGGTACTATTTTGCCTAGCGTCATCCGGCTTGGTTGATATGAAAACTTAGTAGCGAAACTATAGACATTATTGCCGGGTATAGATGAGCCAATTATATTAAACGTCTTTACTTGACATATATCATTCTCTTCTGGTGTTAATTGATTTTGAAAACCATAATACACCTGCTGCATAAAGAGATTGATAGCATATAGAAGTTTTCCCTTCCAACCGCCTTTTGGGGCGTCTTGAAGATCTTCTTCAGTGATGCGCCTATATGTGAGATTTCTCACCTATTTGCTCCTCGTTGTCTTATCCATATACTGTAGAACACAACCGCCGTAAGTGAAACCTACCATAGCTTCGTTTAATGATAAACGCAGGTTTAACCAATTCGCACGCCGAGCTGATAAAGGAATGTATGTGCGTACTGAAGACACAGTAAACTCGTCTTGACCGCCCCATGGAATTTGACCCCATTGGAATTGGCCCCATCCTATGCTGGCCGGAATAGGTGTTAAAGACACTGTGGTGCCTGTCTGTACAAAGTTGCTGGAGAAATTAATGTCTACAGAGTTAAAATTAGCGTCTTGAAAGAAGAATCGAGCTTCTTTAAAGAACTTAATAATGCTCGGATTATTGCCGTTAGTTCCACCGGAAATTGGGCAATACTGCACCCGCACTGGGATGGGTTGCTCTATTGTTGTAAATACAGATCCAGATAGTGCCCAATTGATAGCATCTCTTACAGCGATCCGTGTTGGACTTAAAATGGCCGTTATAACTGTCAAATTTAGTATCTGTGGCGGTGTATTAGTTGCTCCGGGTACTAATTGCGCTAAGCTCCATCCCACTGTTACATTAGTTGTGCTTGTTAGATCTACTGTGTATTGAGCAGGATTCGTATTATTAAAGGCCGTTATAGTTACAGGAAGTTCGATATCTGCGAAGTCAGTATTGGTGTATGATTTTCTTTCTTGGAATAGATAAGGATATGCGCTAGAAGCTGACGCGACATATAATCTATGTTCTGTAGGGCTTTCAAGAATATCCCACACTGGGACTGGATATATGTATTCTGTCCAAGATTCAGTTAAAGTATCATAAACATATTGAATAGTGGCTTTTTGATAACCATCACTCGCTGATATAGTACTCAATAAGAATTTTCTATCAGTTTCATATGCCGTGCCAAATGTTACTACTGGGAAATTTGGGTATAAATCTGAACTGATTCGTTGTAGTATATTCTCAATGGGTCGTGAGATGATACCGGGGCCAGTTTCCGCGATAGCTACGACGCCTTGATTTGTATACGCATAAACCTGATTGCTCATGGCTGCACATGACTCTGGCGCCGTGAGGATGGTACCTGTATCTAACGTCGTTACAGTAAAAGGATACGTGGTGCCTGTAAGTTGAAATAAACCGTCTGCTTTAAGCGCAATCACGCTGTTTCTAAGCGCTAAGCACCTAAGCCATTCGAAATTGGGATTGCCAACATTAATCGTGTTAGATACTGGCACAGCTTCAGGCTGTTGAAATTTAGAGCAGAAGCCAGAACCAAGACCGCCGCCCGCTAGTGACTCATTATCCGCGGGGGTAGTTGTAAGCACTGGGTTCCAACATGTTGACCGTGAGGATGACACCTTAAAAATGCCCCCGCCTATGTTCTGCTCTTGTAGAAAGAAGTCACCAGGCAATGATGTAGCGCTTGAGGCATCCGTGGCGTCATAGGCATACACTAAGATTTGACTCTGTCGGTTTAAAACATGGATCAAAGATTGTTTAGTTTGCAGAATGTCACTACCTGGATCGCCGCCTGTAAACACCTTAAAATGAGCGGTCGCTACGTTTTCAGCCGCCGCGCCGGTCAACGTGAAACTAGAAGCGCCATTCGTTATAGTGAACGTATCGCCGTTCTGTATACCATTCGGAGCACCTGTCGCCAATAGCGAAAGCAAGAATTTCTGTTGAGTAGTGGCCGCCGCGTATATCATGTATCCCACAAAGAAACACATGTCGTTTGCCAAAGGCGGGATATTATTAGCTTGAGCTGCGCCTTGTTGGCCCGAGTTTGTATATAAAGCCGCGCCTAGTTGACTTTCTGGCGTTGTATCTGTGGCGACAAAGAAGCCATTAGTTATATCTGTAGGACTTGGATATCCTTGATCTACCTGCTGTAGTTCATCTGACGGCTCAGTCGTTGAACTAGCCGACATAGGAGATCTATAAAGTACCCATTGGTCGTTAACTGTTGCTCCGTGAGGAATAGTGAACGTTAGTTGTACGTTTCTGGTGCCGCCGCTTGTATTAGCGATAACTACTCGCGTGCTAGGTGTTCCCTCTATAGTATTATGGTTCGTATCTGTCGTCTTCCATGTCATACGGTAGGCTACTTGGGTATTGTTGGCCATAAACCCGGCGACGTCTACAAGCGCGGCCAAGCCATCAAGACCTGGCAATCCACCAGCCGAGTATAGTGCATTAGCCGGATCGTCTGTCTTTAAAATACCGTTAACTGAGGTAAAATAGATATTATTGTTACTTTGTGCTGATCTGTAGGCATCTGTTAAAGCGTACGCCGGAGCTGGGACAGCGGAAGAGGTTAAAGCCCACGCGCCAAGTGCATTTGTGTCATACGCGAAATAATGTTTAGTAGGAGCTAACCGGCTTACAGTAGAATCGCCAAACCACGCTAACTTGCTGCCTTTATAGAAAAACTCTTCGAATACGTTAGTGTTAGGGTTATTGCCAATTAGACTTGCTAAGCTTGTGCCAAACTGTTTGATGCCGCGGCGCACAGAAAGTAAGCCGTTATAGCTTACAACTGTATTTTCAGCCTGCAATAAGGATCCTAGTGGAACCTTAGACAAACTATTGGGCATCGTGTACAAGCCACGACAATCCAGTTGTATTAGCTGTAGATCAGTCTCTAGAGTCACTTATGGCTCCTAGTCCCAACCGTAGAGGGCATTTGGCGTTGTTAATCTAATGACATTGGCATCGGATCGTGGCGTAATGACTGATATAAAGTAATTTTTCATGTCTGTGGCTTGTGACATAGCTACATTAAAACCCTGAACATCGCCATGGATTTCTAGACATTTAGCCGCGGATAGTTGCAGTAGAAGTTGAAATCCGGGATTATAAGGAATTTGTGGAATAGGTGATTGTCCGGCGAGGCATACCCAGTCACCTATTTGCAACGTGGACGGTGGCGCAGTCGTAAAAGTAATAGTCCCATTCGTTCCTGTGGTTACTGCCGTAACTGTTAGATCATCGCCAAGGCTTACAAACATCTGTGGACTATTTGATATTAGATCATAGGTCGAGGCAGTAGTAAATGTCGTAGGCACGTTGTCTACTGTAACTACATTTCCCGCTATATTTGTAACTTCCCCACACGCGGTTGACATCACTAGTGTACTAGGCTGTCGGATATAACGTAAACGAAGAGTAGGAAACGCGCTACTTCCACCGTTTACGGAACTAAGATACGTAACGATTTTGTTATTCTGAAAATAGAAGCCCCATAAAGCAGGATTGATAGCTAACCCTGTGGCGTTCACGTTTGACATAATATCTTCTACACGAAGCCTAGGGATACGTACTTCATTGCTATTTGGATCTACAAAAGAAACCGCTCTTAACTTTCCACCGAGCGCACGGCTAGGAAGATCATATTTAGTGACGGTATTGCTGTAAGGAATGTCGTCTAAATAAATGCCATATTCTTCAGATTGATTATCGATCATAGGCATGATTTTTGAATCCATCTCAAAGTTCATGATGTTTATCAAATCACTATCCGTGAATAAAGCTTGGACAGACGGCATGAGCGGTAGTAGCCGCAGCATGGGAAGAAGAGAATCGACTATATATGGCGAAGTCATTTTTTACTCTCCTATGTTTTAATTATCCAGTTAATTCCTAAACTTGGTTGCACAACACTTGAGGCATTCATAGTAACAGTTGTACTACCAGAATTAGCTGTCAAAGAGTCAGAAGTGCGCGAGTATGGTTGAGAAGTCGCAGATTTAGCCGATGTGCCAAAATCTGAGTACGTAGTAGATACGCTATCAGTACCATATGGATTATCATTACGCATTAATCCAGTAGACGCGCCATTTGTAATACAGTTTATCGTACTATGTTGATGCGAAATGGTATGCGTATGAGCTATAGATGTAGGCGTTACAGAGACAGCGCCGCTTGTCGCGCCCAATGAGCCGGCGATTGATCCTCCTTGTCCTACGGCCACATTGTTAATCATATTGGGGATGTTAAACGTCGTTGAACCGTCTCCAACTCCGTAAGTTGTACCAATAGCGCTAAACAAAGAAGAAAACGTCGTGCGACTAACAGCTGAGCCATTACAGATTAACCATCCAGTTGGTGCAGAAGAAGCCGCCGTGACCATCATTACACCGGATGGAAAATTAGCTGTAATAGCGTTTAATTGCGTTTGTATAGCAGAAGTAACACCACTAACGTATCCAAGTTCTGTGCTAGTCGTAGTTGACGCTGTCGGAACGCCATTAGTATCTGAAACAAGAGTTCGATTTCCAGTTATAGCGGCAGTTTCTGTAATAGCGCCTGCGGACGAAACTATAACGCGGTTGTTATTTAGTACAGTAGTAGAATTAGTACCACCATTAGCTATAGATATAGGGCCGGTTATTTTTGCGTTCGTAATAGCGCCTGGCTGTACAGTTGTAACTCCGGTATTTGATATATTAACGTCACCAGACATAACAACGTCAGTAGGAACATTAGACACGTTCCCCACATATATATGAGAATTAGTGAGCGTGCCAGAAGTACCTATAGGAATGCCGTTGAATAAAAGATTATTAGACGAATCTGTGGTAAGTACAAGATTGCCAGTATTTGCGTTATTGCGGAATACTATACCGGCGTCGGCAGAGGAAAGGCGAATGGTGCCTGCAGTTGCAGGATTAGAGGAGCGAGTTTGAAAATACTTTGATAATACTCCAAAGTTAGAACCGAAGTTAATATCAGCTGTTATTGGAAAAGAACCACCGGCCATCTGGAGCATCCCATTTGTGACAGCTTGGGCCCATCCCGTAGCATTTACACCCCAGTTTTCATCAAAATTCTCCGGGTATTCAAATACGGCCCCATTAATAGTTAAAGGAATGGCCATGTCAATGTTCTCCTGTTGTAAAACGTGGGATTTCTAGCTGGGATGATCCCAAACCCTAGGAACTACTTCTTGCGTTTCTTGCCGAATAATGACGTGAACATGGGCTCGATATCACCTTCGTCTTCACGTTCTGCATCGGATTCAGAGGCTTCTTCTTTTGCGGCGCCTTCAGCGTCTGGCTGACCATCTTCAGGCACTACTCCGCCCTTGTCATATCCTGCATTAGCAGTGCTTTTGCTTTCTGGCACGAGTTTAGTATCGACTTCATGCTCAGGAGTAGCTTCATCCATCTCATGGTTTGGAAGAACCTCTACTTTTTCAATCTCGAGGCCGTGCATGTCGCCTTCGCCTTCCGGTTTAGCTAATCCACTATCTACCTCATCAGAGGCGTGCCGCTTGAGCATGTCAAGAAGCTGCCCCATCATCTTGTGTTTCTCTTCGAACGGATCCATCGGCATGTTAGTGGTTCTCCTTAGGAAATAGCAGTGGTGACGGATGTTTTATTCAACGAACCATTCGCGAGACCATCGATATAACGAGCGATGTGATCGATAGACAGCGGTTCTGTGATAGCACCAGTCGTAGGCGTGGTGTTCAGTGCGTCTCTGACAGATGCGATACTGTCAGGAGTTACGACAGTGATGACTAATGTGGCCATGTTTTTCTCCTGTTTACTGTATTTGCGTATCAATGTACGCAGTGTTTGTACATCTCAACATTCTGGCCCCCGTCGGGGAGGCAGGGACCAGAGATTGAGACGGCGAGGACTAGGAACGAGGGACGATGTTGTTGATGAGACACATATGCGAAGGGGTCTCAGCGAACACCGTATTGTCGGCCCAGATGCGAACTTGATACCCAGCGAAGTCTCCGAGAGGAACCTGGAGATAGCTGTCCGTCGACGTACCGGGCAATTGGAACGTTAGTTCCGAAGACCCAATGCGCGTGATGCTGTCGGTCGGATAGAGCAGCGCTTCACCGCGTTTCATCAACGGGTGAGGAACGATGGTCATCGTACCGGAAGGGCTATAGAATTCCAACGCGTCGCAGCCGTTGTCAAACTTTTTGCCTTTCACGTCGCCATATCGGCGAGCGGCGGCCTGTTCTGTCAACAAGTCACTGAAGGAGGTCAAAGGCACGAGAACCGTGCACTCTTCGCCCATCAGGCCTTTATCGCCAGGTAGGGTGATAGCTTTCTGCAGCTTACCGAATGTCAAAGGAGCCGCACCTGCGTCATACGTGTTCCCCTGCCATAACGGCCAGGTCTGAGAATTGATGCTGAACAGCGTTCCGGTGTTGGAAGCGATGGTAATAAGACCCACGCCTTCGACAGGGAGAGCGAACGTTGCACCGAACGCGCCATTAAAGGCGATGTTCAGAGGCGTCGCGGTGGCGGCAACCAAGGCAGTGCTGCCCGTGGTCGTACCGTTAACAGTGATGGTGAATGAGGTGAAATTCATTCCCACAACTTGGAACACTGAGTCTGCGCCAGAAGAAACAAGCGCGCCGCCAGCGATCACATAGAACTGAACCTGCGCTCCGAGAGAAGAAGCCCAGATGCCAGTCGCCCAAGATGCGGCGGTGAGCTGAACAGTGGATTGTGTGGCGCTTACTGCTGTGACGGATGAGGTTTGTCCGATGCCACGAGTACCATGAAGGTACGTGTTTTCAAGACGGAAACCTGCGCCTTCAGTCATGTCGTTGAGAGTAATATCAACGGCCTTTCCGAAGCTGTTTTTGCCAGCTGATCGTGAGATCGCTGTATAGCTGATGTTATCTCGGCGGATGAGGCTGAAAGCCGGGACTAAGGCATTTTCCATCTGCAACGAGATGGCCGCATTCAACGCGAACGCGCTTCCATCAGTGTTGTAGGTGTATCCTTGGCCAGATTGCACTTTCACTGGAGCGTTGAACTTGTCTCCGAGCTGCTTCATGCCTTTTTCTACGGTGGTATTCTTGAGAATGTACGCGTAGTTTGGAACTAAGTCTTTGATTTTATCTTGGTAGGCTTGTTTAAAGTCACCATTTAATGCCGACAGATCGACGTCACTCATTTTATCTTCCTTTACTACAATGTCATCGAGCTAGAGACTTCCTTACACTACTTGGATAGGTATTAGCGTCCTTGTAGTGTAATTCCAATAGCTGCTACGATGTCATTCCCCTGCGTTCAGCTTGATCTGGTCCCTTACGCAGGAAATCAAGGGATGCAGATAAATCGTTGAAGAGGTGGGATTAACCAATACCCACAACCTCGCCAATACGGCGACTCTTAGGGTTTTGAGTTACTCTTCAAATGGTTGCTCGCCGTGGAATCGAACCACGCCATCCAGCTTATGAGACTGGCATGCTCACCAGAGCACCTGCGTGCAAATTCTTACGGATTGCCAGGAGCGCCTGGATGCAGACCAATTCCCTGCTCGGATTTCATCTGCCGTAGCGCTTTCCAGTAGGCCTTACCTTTCAGCTTAGACAGGTCAACCTTCTGACCCGCTACTTCTGTGGTGTGACCTTTCTTAGAATCTGCTTGTGGCTGAGTGGTTGTGGTGCGTTTATAGCGATCTACGCGAGCTTTGGCCACTTTGTTTGATAACGTCTCACCAAGATAGTCAAGAAGCTCATCGCCTTCCAGTTTGCCCATAGTGGAGAGGTGAATCTCTTTTAAGTCACGTTGGACATACGGCAACACCTGCTCTACGCTATAGTCTTTCTTTTCTTTCAGCCCAGCATCAACATATTGAGCGATTAGAGCTAAACTAAGACGGGTTTTAGGCACCTTATTATCCGCGAGAGCCTTCGTACAGGCCTCTTCAAACTTCTGAGCCCATTCTTGGGTCTTACGGTTGGCCTCGGCGGTCTTAGACTCCGCTTCTTGGCGTTCCTTCTCCGCTTTAGCTTCGGCTTCTTTCTCTTTATATTCTTCGAGCTCTCGTTGCTCAGGCGTCATGTTCTGAAGTCTGATTTGGTTATACAGAATTGAGGTGGCAAGCTTAACGGCATCTATACCGTTCAGTTTACACTGTTTCTCAAACCCTAGCGGATCATCTTTCAACATGCTCGTGAGCTTTTCGGCCATATCTACTTTTTGGGCCGTTGTACGAGCCTTTTCTTCGATACCAAATACTTTCTGAAGATCGCTCTTCAGCTTATTCTCATCGGAGGCGTCATATTCGACTTCCTTGCCGTTAACGTTAAGCTTATAGGTCTTCTTAGGAGCATCTAATGCAACACCGTTCTCGTCAACCTTTACAGTTGGCGTGGATGACTTTGTCGGGCTAGCGGCAATCGGTGCAGCTTTGGTATCGGCTTTAGACGCAGAGGCGTTTGTGCTGCTTGCGTCGCTAGATGCTTCAGGTGCAGCGGGTGCGGCTGGCGCGGCATTGTTTTCCATTTTAGATTTCCCCTTGGTTTGTTACGTTTAGAAATTCTCGCCCAGAATTGTGCGAGCTCGTTCAGATACATTTGTGATGTCTTTGGTTAGCATAGACATCTGTGCTTTATGCGCTTTCAACGTGTCCATCAACTCTGCTATATCAGTGTCTCTATTTTTCCGTGTCATTACTGTCTCAGCAGCATGAACAGCCCAAAGCCCTACTGTAACGATCGCCGTCACTGGTGACTTCAGATATACTGCCACGCTTAAGAGCGCAATGGTGAGAAGATACATAGGTACGTTTTCTTTCATAAACCCCCCGATTTACAGAAATACAGCTCTGAAATACTCTTCTGGTTTCTTTTCAATCTCACTAAATGCCCAGCCATCCATCAAGTCATCGGCCGCCGCGATAGCGTGCCCCAATGTGGTTCCAGGACCGTATCGTGTTTCTATTACTTTGCCGTCTTTAATTAACAGAATCTCGGCTGAAAAAAGATTGTCTCCGTGCGGTTTAACGCGGAACGCAAGAGAGACAGTCGCTTCAACAATGGATCTGTCTACTTCCCCGACTTCGTTCTTTGCCATTTTGCTCTCCTTAGAGGTTTATTAAGACGCTCTTATTTAACTATAGAAAACGTAAAATACATAGCTCATAACAAGCTCAACACTTAAAATAGTGGCATTTGGATTATTAGTGAACCACTCCGTTAATTCCGTTGGGTTTATAGGGTCTGCAACAACAATCACCGCGATAGTCATTTTATTCCTCTGTCCATTGGATGTTAATATCCAAGACATTCCCTGCGATTGTTACCCCGTTAAGATTGATGGCCAGTAATTCAGACGTACCCCTTAAAACAAACGCCTGTCCGATAGTATCCCCAAATTGAACTATGCGCGGTTGATAGTCTGTTGTTAGCGTCGGAGTAGGTATAAACATTTTAAAGATATCAAAAGCACCAACGGATGTGCCTAAAGCCGTAGGATTAGCGGTATAGACGCGGACGGTGGCTGTCGCCGTGTTATTTTGAGTGTCGAACGGCACTAGGGTAACGCCGCCGGATAATGTACCCCCGGTATTAGCACTACTGCGTCTATAAAAATATATAGTCTCTAAACCGCCTGTCGTTTGTGTTCCGCTTATAATAATTTTAGTAACACGGATAACTTTGGTAGCCGACCCAGTTATGGTAACGATATCAGTCGCTGCATTGGCTGCTGTCCACTGTAGACCCGAGGAGAAGGTGTCTCTAACGCCATCGACTCGGGCGAATATCTGTACACCCCGCTCATCAATTTGGATATCTCCACGTTGTCCGTTTGTAAACGCCGGAACTGTTGTATTAAAAATACCAGATACTTTAACACCATTGCCGGAATCGGTTGTGCCGGATGCTACATTTCCAACAACAGGAATTGCTGATTGATTAGAGGCTATTACAACCGGCATACTAGCCGCCATGGTTGTTTGACCCAAGGCTGCCGGAATACCAGCGTCTATGGCTGCGAGTGAATTGTTTCCGGTGGTCTGTAATGCCGCCGTCGCCGCCCCCGTTGGCAGGGGCAGAGAAGCGGCACTGATGGGTTGAGTGACAGCTGAACCATCCACTTTTAACGCATTGGCAGCCGACACTGAGGCGATATTAACGCCCGTAGAATCGGCGATCCGAGTTGTTTCTAGTGTTGGTTCGTCTTCCCAAACAGACATAGATTATTATCCTATTAGACTAATTCGGTAACTTGGACGTTCCCAGTACCAGTTCCGCGAATAAGCGAAACAGAACCGGTCCATACGGTATCTTCTAATGTGGCGTTGATACCTAAGTCATACGTGTAATTCGTTGCGGTCGCAGTCGAGCCAAACGCAATATAATTATCCGTACCAGTTTCAGTTCTGATAACTAACTTTTTTCGGTTCGCATTGGCCGCGAGAAGCGTAACAGCGGTCGTGCTAGTCGCTACGCGAGTAATGGTAGCTGTGGAAGCTTTATTTGTTGAAGAGTTTGAAACAGAAACGCGAAGATTTCCAGCTGTATCAATAGACAACGGGTTGGTTGTCGCGGTCGTGTACGTAGGAGCTGCGGTCGTAACTGCGCCCATAACTAATCCGCCGACTTGTCCAGAGGTCGTTGAACCTTGGGCTAACGCGTTGGGGAAGTTATCAATCGCTGCGTGGAGGTTGGTACCTGTCGCTTGCGTGACTGTGATGGTGCCGCTATCAACAACTGTGTGCAGGTTTGTACCAGTTGGTTGGACAACAGTTACGTTGCCGGTAACTGTGGTTGTAGATCCAGTACCCGTGATTGTCCGTAAATTACCAGACGTGTCTAAGGATAAAGGGTTGGTTGTGGCTGTAGTATATGTAGGAGCCGCTGTTGTAACGGCACCCATTTCTAGGTTGCCGTTTTCTCCTGACGTGGTGGAACCTTGCGCGGTTGTAGGGGCTACGTTTACGGGGTTTACGTTACCGCCTTCTATGTCTGGTGTGAATACGCTCATTTAATTGTCTCCTTAGACCTTCTCCGTGACCATGACGACTATGCTCCCCGCAGCAGTTATAGCCGCTACCGGTCCCGTGTAGTTTTCTATCTCTAAAATTCCTCCCCTAGGCAATTCGTACGAGTATAAACCCGTCGTTACCGTGGAGTCCAGCTTTATAAAGACTACGCCTGTTGTATTCTGTACTGCAAAACCTTTACGCGCCGGGTTGCTGGCCAAAAGAACTACAGGGCTTGTAGTCACGGTTATGGCCGTTGTAATGGCCGTCGTGGAAAACGCTGGAGTAAATGAACCACTTACAACCCATGGAATTGTGCCTTGGAGCGCTGTAACTGTTCCAGAAACTATCCAAGGCGTTGTACCCTGGTCAACGAGTACTTCGGCGCCAGGAACAGTATGTCCCCAGTCAATAGCTAGACTCTTTTCGCTTGTTCCTTTAGCAAACTCTACTGTATATCCAAGACTGTCAAGATAGATCCGAAGATTAGATATATCCTCAGTCACGAACAGTGAACAATCTACCGTTACATTAAATTCACCGGCAGCTGTTGCGCTATTTATGGCGCTATTTACCAATGATAGCAATCCAAACGGAACATTGAACGCCGTTTGCGCCGCTAGCTGGGTCGATAAATATGTAGCTACAGGACCTGCCATATGTAAAGGCTCCTTATATCCCCGATGAGCCTTTAGCTATTAACGGCGACGGGTGACGGTACGACATACGCATTAGATCGCGCAGTGTTGTTTCTAGCGTTCATCGTGGTGGTGATAGTCATGCCAAACGTAGTGGCTGTGTATAGAATCTTCAGCCATTTGCTGTATACAGGGCTTAAATGCCAGATGGTTGTGCCTGCGGCTGATAGAGCTGCTGTAAGACCAGAGATGGCCACATAATTTACGCCATCAACTGATTCATATAGAGCCAATGTGCCGGTTCCACCACCTACTGGCGCATAGGTCGAAGATAATGACAAAACGTCGATATCGCTCAAGTCGAGCACGACTCCTGTCGTTGTGGTTTGATTTACTACACTTAAAACTGCTCGAGCATCAACGATCTGACTCATTTTGTATCTCCTTGAATTTTTAGGGTTTTGGATACTTATTTTTAACCGCTATGCAGGCATCCAAATAAGCCTGAAGAGCCACACCATTGTCGCCGGCTTCTCGGTGAACTAGAGCATCCGCTAAGTCTGTAATAGGTGGATACTCTGCTGCTCGTTTCTCTATATAAGCCGTCTGATCGATAATAGTTTGAATATCAGTTTGTGAAGGAGTTGGAACGCGCGGACTTTCATCGTCTACTTGTTCTAAGACTCCATTTCTTAAATTCCAAGCCGTTCCTGGATGAAGGATTCTAGCTGCCTGTAGAATATCCATTACACAATCTCCATTAATATAATACTCTGCGTCATATTTGGCAGTCCATAAACTACACTCGTTGCATTATCATCGTTTCGCAAATATACTTGATACGTCAACGAACTTGTGGACGCCGGAGAATCTATATACGTTATAGTCGAAGGAGCATTAATTGATCCTGAAGAACTTCCTGTAGATACTTGTTGAAAACCATTTGTGCCGCCAAGATTACTTCCAGAACGCTCAATAGTCACATAAGCATTATGATTTGTGGCGCCTAACTGAATAGAAGCCGACGCGATTATTAAAATTCTATTAGATGCACTCGTTGGCGTGATCGTTAGGCTTAAGTTTGTGGCTTGAAACGTCGAAGAAGTAGTAGTGAACGCTGATGTAGCTGTAGTGCTTGTCGTTTGTATAACTTTAATTTGACCAAATGCTGCCGCGTCTTGCGCCGCCGTTCCGTTTCCAAGCCCCGTGATTTTGTTTGTGGCCATTGCTATAGCGCCGCCCGCCGTCATCGTGCCTGGTAAAACAAGCGTTGATGAAAGAGAAAGAACCGGAGTAGTGCCGCCAGTTGAGTTAATTTGATTAGTTGTTCCACTTACGCTCGTCACAGGTGCTGTGCCAGAAGAGGCCGCCGTAAGTCTACCTTTAGCATCTACTGTTAGTGTGGTATATGTGTATGTGCCTGGAGTAACGGCTGTATTGACTAAATCGATGATGGGCGTCGTGCCGCCAGTCGAACTAATGTCGTTCGCTGTGCCGCTTACACTCGTCACGGGTGCAGCACCAGAAGACGCGGCAGTTATTAAACCTTTACCATTTACTGTGATTGAGGCGTTTGTAAATGACCCTATATTGCTATTAACTGTCGCTAGTGTCGCTGCTATACTACCGGGACCAGTTGCAGTAACGTCTCCAGTTAGAGCTGTGATATAATTACCGGCCGCTTGTTTTGCGTTAAATGTCGTCCAGTCAGTTGAACTTAAATAGCCATTGTGCGTGGTATCAGCCACATGTTGAGCGATAGAAGTACCAGTACCAAGAACGGCGCCAATTCCGCCTGTGATGACAATACCATCAGTACCAGCGTCTGTGAGGTTTCCAATAGCGCCTGAAGAAGCCGCAGTAATGAGACCTTTTGCATTAACAGTGATCTGGGCATTCGTAAATGTACCGATGCCGCCATTCACTGTGTTGAATGTCAAAACGCCGGCATTAGACAAAGTGGCGTCTCCAGACAATGGAACGCCTACAGCTACATTTGATCCATTTCCTACGAAGATATTCGCGGAAGTTAAAATTGAAGTGAGTTTGCTATTAAATGTAGTCCAGTCAGCAGCTAGAAGAAACCCATCCACAGAGCTTGTGGCCTGCGGAATAGAAAGAGTACGATCAGCGCTCAGGTTCCCACCGCCTTGCAGCGGTCCGGTTGTGTTAATGAGCCGAGTAATCGGTACCTGTTGGGGGTCAACGTTATTAAGAACAATCTGGGTCCATTGGGGCGATCCGCCACCAAAAGCTTCTAGGTTACTTGTCGCCTGGTTATAACGAAGACTGTAAAGAGATTTGTCTGTATCTGCCATAATTATTTACCTGCCGGTGGATGGGCATTTCCCATCTGTGATGCGGCCTTAGCTACCATAGGAGAAGTTTGCTGTGGCAAAACTGGGGGTCTTGGCGGCGCTGGAGCGTTGTGGCCTGGTGCGTTGTTTGCCACTGCTGCCGGGCTTCCGCCGGCCGGCATAGGATTAGGAACAGGTCCCGGGGTTTGCACTTCTGCACCTGGCAGTGGTCCTTGTACCTGAATACCTAGAAGCCCCAAAAGTCTAGGATCTGTTATCGTCTGTAGACCTGGGAAAATGATTTGAGCATGCGCTATGATATGCTGAACGGTGGCTGCCACTACTTCGTTATCCTGGGTCTTGCGTAAAGCAGGATCCATAAGCACCGTGGCGTGTTGTTTGATATGAAGCTCGTGCATATCTAATGGGAACACAACTTGCGGCTCACCGTCTCTAAGTCCTTCGTTCTCTTCTACGATCAACATATTTTCAGCTTCTGGGCCCTCGATCATAGGATCGAGCTGGCCGGTAGAAAGAATCTGGAAATACTCTTGGTTGGATACCATACCTTTGGCCATTAAGTCCTGAGCTACTTGCAGTTTACCAGCTTCAGACCGCGTGGCCGGATTTCCAGCTGCTACAATAACCCGTGTGATATTAGTCAAATCTTGACCTGAGAATTCACCCATGTAAGGCTTCTTGCTCTGTCCTGCGATCGTTATCATCCGCTTTGTATTAGCGAACGACTTCAGCATATTAAAGAGCCCGGTGGCTGATCGTTCTAGAAACGATATGTAGGCCTGCTGAATGGGACTATTAAATACAAGAGCCTGCGCTTGTAAGAACGCCATAGCAGTGCCCGATTCTACACC